GAGATGTAGACGCCGGTGGTCTTCGGGGTCTGGAGCCGGCGCTTGCACATCTCCATGCTCATGCCCAGGTCCTTGCCCGCCTGGCGGGGGAGGATCCCGATCCCGATGCGGTACTTCTCCCACATCCGGTGGAGCTCCTCCTGGTAGGGACGAGCTCGGTAGTGGACCGGGAAGGTGGGCATCAGCTGAAGATGACGGTCCAGGCGCCGCGGTTCGCCCGGGTGATCTCCTTGCCGCGCGGTGTCTTGGTCAGGGTCCGGGCACGGGCCTGCACGGACGCCATCGGCTTGTTGATCTCGAAGTGCATGGCGTCGGGGCGGTTCTGGTAGTCACCGCCCCAGCGGATGCAGCCCCTGAACCAGCTGAGCCGCTCGTGGATCTTCGCGATCTCGGCGGGCGAGAAGGTCTTCGAGGTGGCCACGCCCATCGGGTGCTTCGTGGCGTTCAGGTCCATGGCCGTGCCGCTGGCGTGGTTCGACGGGGTGCTGCCACCACGCACCGGGCGCGGCGCCCAGCCCCAGTCGTCCCAGGTCTTCTCGTTGTCCAGGTCCTCGATGACGTCGTCGAACCAGGTGGCCATGTGCACCAGCAGGAAGCCGGCGGACCCGTCGCGCAGCAGCAGGTGCCGCTTGGTACCGGGGACCACCCACTTCCGCAGGTGCGGCTGCGGCCCACTGGTGTCGGAGTCCAGCACCAGCCAGCCGTTCTGGGAGTTGACCATGTCAGTCCACCTTGATCTCGTAGTCGGCCTCGACGAGGGAGTGATCGGAGTGCAGCGGGACCTGGTTGTCGGTGAGCACCCGGGCCGAGACGCACTTCACCCGGGTGTCCGCGTCGTAGGAGGCGATCACGTCGATCGTCCGGGTGTCATGGGTGTCCGGATAGGACTTGAGCTCGTCCCAGCAGGTGGTGAGCGGGCCGCCCTTGAAGGTGTCGGTGGTCTTGTCGTCGAGGTTCTGGTCACCGAAGTAGAAGACCTTGCGACGGGCTGCTCCGTACTTGATCGCCTGACGGGTGATCTCGTCGGTCAGCAGCTTGTTGCCGCCGGGGTTGGCCTTCTCCTGCCGCACCGTCTGGTAGTGGCTGCCCAGCAGGGTGAGCCACCCCAGCTCGAGGTCCTTGAAGGTGACGCGGAAGACACCCATCTGCGGGTGCACGCCTGCCTGGCCGTCGATCAGCTTGGTGAACTCGTGCTCGAGCCCATGGGTGATCGGCCGGCGGACGGCGACCCAGAGGTCACCACCGCGGACGTAGCGGAAGTCCTCGGCCCCGGCCGCCTTCCGGTAGATCTCGGAGTCGGAGGTGGTGTTGGCCTCGGTGCCGGACTGCCACCGGTAGTTCCGGGAGCGCGCCCGAGCGAACACCTTCTTCGCATCCGAGGTCTGCTGGGCGTCCGGGTCGGGCGCCTGCATCGAGATGTGTCCGATCCGGATCTTCATGGGTGCTCCTAGATCTGCAGGTTGGGCAGGCCGATGGTCCCGAAGAGGGTGGAGAAGTCTTCCTTCTCGCTCGAGTTCCCGGCCTTCGACTGGATACCAGCCTGCGGCGGGTCAGCAGGTGCAGCAGCGGCAGGAGGCGGGGAGCTCCCTGCCGCTGCCGCTGGGGCAGCCGCGGCTGCCCCACCCGCCGGCGCTGATCGGGGGGATTCAGCGCCGCGAGCTCGTTCGGCCACGATCTGGGATCGCAGCTGGTCGATGATCGGCTGGACTGGGATCGAGTACCCCTGGAGCTTGCCCTCGACCCGTAGTTCGTACGGCGTGGCCATCGTAGCGAACCGGTTCGCCAGGTCGACGTCGAACTCCTTGGTGCCGGGGATCAGGTCGGTGTTGTTCTGGAACAGCTCAATACTGGAGTGCACGGTGTCGAGGAAGCCCGCGTTCTCCTCCATCGCCCGACTCGCCCGGTCCTGGACCTCCTCGACCAGGACCTTCTTCACCGCGTCCTGCCACTCGCGGGCGTCGTCGGTGTCGCGCAGGGTCTCCATGCCCTCGCCGCCGATGACCGGGACCTCTGCACCCACCAGGGCTCGGGGGTGCTGCTCGAGCGCCTCGAAGTACGCGGCGTGCTCGGTCTGCACCTCCTCCAGTGCAGCGCCCTGGTAGGCCTGGGCCGTCTTGTCCTCGATCAGGGTGCTGAGTTCCCCGAGCTTGGGGACGTAGTCGGCCGCGGTGGCAGTCCAAGCAGCCGGGCGATCTCCTGTGCCGGTGGCTCCTGCTGCTCCTCCGGTTCCGGGTGCACCTCCACCAGCATCAGCGGCTCCCCCAGGTCCGGGATCCCCGGCTCCGGTTCCGTCTCCGGCTGTGGGTAGAACATTCCCGGCGCCAGGTGCTCCGGCAGCGGGGGCTCCTCCGGCTCCGGCAGGACCACCAGCCTGGGCGGGAGCAGCGCCCCCTCCAGCCGGTGCACCAGCAGCAGCTGCTCCGTTCCCATCTCCTTGAGCCGCTCCAGCCGGCGCCTCTCCCGCTCCAGCCTTCGCTCCATCTTCCTCCGGCGCGAGCGCACCCATGAGAGCCGCAAACGCGGCATCGCCGTGGACAGGAAGCTCGATGGCTTCAGGTTCTGTGGACTGCTCACTCACGGTCCCCTCCTCGGAACTCCTCCAGGGCCTCGCCCAGCTCCTGCTGGTCGCCCTCGGTGAACTCGAACCCGATGTTCTCGAGGAAGGCGGTGAGCCCCGTCTGGCCGAAGAACATCTTGTGCACCTCGGAGATGGCGGCGAGCTCGACAGCGGCGTGCTCGTCGGTGGTCTCCCAGTCCATCTCCCACTGCAGGACGGCCAGCTGCCACTGCAGCAGCAGGTTCTTGTAGTGGGTCGCGTTCTCGACCGCGTCCTCCTCCGGCGTGGCGTAGGTCAGGCAGTCGTCGTCGGTGGCGATCTCGATGTCGAGGATGTCAGCGAGCTGGAGCAGCTTGGTGAAGTAGAAGTCCCGGAAGTACGGCATGTCGGCGTACCTCATCTCGGTGTACGCACCGACGACGCGGGTCGCCCACTGCGGCGTGATCTTCGCCGTGAGCTCGGCGCGCGCTGGCTTCAGCACCTCACGCCAGATCATCAGGATCGGGTGAAACGTGGCCTCCGGGTTGCCCGGCCCGACGCCGAGCTCCTCGAGGTCGGCCAGGTCCTGGTCGCTGAAGTCGATCCGCTCACTCATGGGGCACCTTCCCTGCCAGCTGGAGCTGGCGGTATTCGGTCTCGATGGCCCGGACGACCGTCCGGATCTCGTAGCACAGCACGTTCTCCACGTAGATCCGCTTGATCTCCGCAGGCACCAGCTCGGCTCCGCCGTAGTAGTCCTGGATGTCGAACAGGTCGAAGCCCTGCTGACCGTTGTAGACGTGGACCTTGAACGGGAAGCGCGGGTCGATGTAGATCCCGACCTGGTAGGAGGGCAGCGTCACCTTCACCTCTGCGAGGCGGGCCGGGCCGGAGCCGGCCACCTCGAAGGTCTCGATGTAGTCGCCGACCTTGATCGACTGCTCCTCGGTGCCGGAGTCCATGTAGGTCAGCACCCGGCGGCCGCGGGGCTTGGGGTAGGCGGGCTTCCGGATCTCCTCCTGCAGCCACTTCCGGCCACCCTCGTCGACGCGGATCACCGCGCCCTCCGGTGTGGAGTTCAGCCGCTCGCCCGCCATCTCGGACGGGTTCAGCGGTGGCGCCGGTGGCGGCTTGGGCTCTGCGCGTCGCAGTCCGTAAAAGTCGGACGGGGGCAGGTCGTCGCCGGCGGAGGGCAGCGGGAGCGACGGCGGGTTCGGGTGCTTCTCCGGAGCCGGTGGCTCGGGGGCCGGGGTCAGCGGCTCGGTGTTGCCGGTCAGGGTGATGTAGGACTGGCGCAGCTCGTCGGTCGAGTAGTCGCGGTAGTGCTTCTCGAAGGCGATGCCACCCTCCTTCAGAGCCTGGTAGTACGCCGCCTTCTCAGTCTGGCTCATGTCTGTTCCTAGGTGGGTCGGGAAGCCGATGTGTGAACAGTACAGCGAGGGCACCGCGGGGTGTAGTCACCCAGGGGGGTGACTACGTTTTCGCGCGAATAACCGCAGGTCAGGGGCCTGCACGGCAGCGTGTAGTCATGTAGTCACCCCCAAGGTTCCAACCGTTGTGGGCTCCTGCTAAAAGTTTCAGGTGACTACTGACTACATTGGGGAAAAAGGGCCTCTGACCTGCGGAAACACGTAGTCACCCCGGGGGTGACTACAGGGTGACTACACAAGCGTCGCTATCCATTCAGGGCGTGGTGCATCAGAGCCGTCCCGAGCTCTCGGGCGTCGTCCCTCGGCATGGCGAAGACCAGCTTCCAGCCGTAGCGGTTGGAGAGCGTCACCTCGACCATGTCGTCGCTGTTCGCCACGGTGAATCCGTCGATCGGATCGGGGTACGGTGCAGACATGACGGTCCTCTACTTCATCCTGCTGCTGCTCGCAGCGATCTGCTTCGGCTTGGCGGCTTTCAGTGTCGCTCACCCCAGGATCCACTTCGTCGCGCTGGGCCTGCTGTTCTGGGTCCTGGTTCCGCTGATCCATGCGGGCAAGGCACTGTAGTCTGCGACACATGATCCGACTCCTTGCAGGTGCAGCCACCGTTGCTGCCGCTCTCACCATGACCTCGGTCCCCTCCCAGGCAAGCCCTGGTCACGGCCACGACTGTGACGAGAGCGTCGGTCGAGGACACCACGAATGCGACCCGCCGGTCGTCGAGCCGCCGACCCCGCCGCCCGCCGCGACGCCGACCGGCTTCAACCTGATCATCGGCTCCAGCGGCCGCGACCGGCTGCCGGGCACCGCCGGGCGTGACGCGATCTTCGGCCTCGGCGGGAACGACCGGCTGCTCGGCCGGCGCGGGTCCGACCGGCTCTACGGAGGCCGCGGCAACGACGTGCTGCGCGGTGGCATCGGGCGCGACCGCGACGTGATGAACGGTGGCCGCGGCTTCGACCGCTGCATCGGTGACACCTCCGACGTCTACCGCTCGTGCGAGATCCGCATCGTCCTGTAGCTACTGCGGCACGCAGACCAGGATCTCGAGGTCCTGGTCGACGGGCGCGCGCTGATGGACTGAGACGAGCGAGGACTCATAGCCTTCGGGACAGGTGGGGCCCGCTGGCCCGTCAGGTCCCGGCGGACCCTGTTTGCCGGTCTGACCGGTCGAACCCCGGTCCCCCTTGGAACCGTCCCGGCCGTCCGTGCCAGGCGCTCCTGGGCTGCCCTGCGGCCCGGGGGACCCCGCTCCGGGCGCACCGTCGGCGCCGGGTGCACCGTCCCTGCCGTCCCTCCCCGCGGGGCCACGAGGACCAGCCGGTCCGGACTTCCCCCGCGGACCGGCGGGTCCCTGTGGCCCCACCGATGTAACGACGACGGGCTCGGAACGTGACGCGGGTTCGAGCTCGGTCGTGTCAGCGCGTGCGTAGGCGATGGACCCGACGAAGGCGGTGATCATCAGCAGCCCCGCCAGGCCGAAGCCGATGACCGGGTTCGAGTAGATCCGCTGCATCATGTCGGAGGCTTGTCAGGCGGGCGGTTCTGCAGCGAGTAGTCGGTGCGTCCGGCGAGGAACCCGGCGAGCAGGCCGATGAGCGTGTTGACGATCCCGGTCACCTGCCTCACCGCGGAGGTGGTGTCGGTCTTCGAGTCGATGATCTCGACGATCATGATCGTGGCACCTGTGGACAGCACCATGAAGCACACCGTGCCGGCCACCAGCAGGACGAGCAGGTCTCCCGTGCTGCGGTCCCGGATCCGCGCCACGCTACTTCTGCCAGTTCTGCAGCTTCGTCCGCTTCTTCTTCGCAACTGGCTTCTTCGCGGACTTCTTCTTCGGGGCCGACTTCGAGGTGCCCTTGGCCAGTTGCGGGTACTTCTTGAGAACTGCGGCCCGCACGGTCGACTCCTCGCCCTCGGTGTCGGACCTGGCTGCCATGGAAAGCGCGGCCTTCGCGTGGGCCAGGTCGTGGATCGGGTACTTCCGCTTCGACGGGAGCGCGAAGGTGCCCGTCTTCAGCTTGTTGCGCTGCTCAGTCTTCAGGACTGCCATCACGGCCTCCGGGTGTCGATGTAGGGACGAGGTGTTCCGTTCGTGGTGAGGGTGTCGGCAGAGCCGAGTGCCTCGGAGCGGCCGTACTCGAAGGTCTCGATCGAGCCGTACTCGTAGCCGACGTTCACGCTCACCGGGGTGTAGCGGTACTGCACCACGGAGATCTGGCCGAACGTCGGCTGCGGGACGCCCTCGACCTCGATCGACTCGGCGAAGAAGAACCACTCCTTCAGGTCGCGCCGCACCTGCAGGTGGTCCTCGAGGTCGAAGGAGAGATCACCCGGTGCATCGGTGTCGGTGACGAGCTTGGCGTACTCGACCGGCTTCCCGTGCAGGTCGTAGGACCGGACGCCGTAGCGCATCGACCCCTGGAAGTTGCCGATCGTGAGGCCCACCTGCTGCAGGTGGGCCCAGGCGTCGTGCGCCCGGTTGGCTCCCTGGGTGTTGGTCTCGAGCTTCCAGGTGATGGCGCGGTTCTTGACCACCCCGGCATCGACATAGTCGTCGAGACCGTACGTCTCGTCGAAGTAGTAGATACCGGAGGGCCGGATGACCGACATGTACACCTGGCCGCCCTGCTCCACCTTGCGCAGGCTGTGGGCCTGGATCATCCAGCGCGACCAGGACCCGCCGCCTGTCTCCGCGGATCCGCCTCCGCCGTCGAAGACCCAGACCTCGTTGCCGTTGCAGCCGTCCTCGAGCGGTTCGCCGTCGGGGTTGTTCACGATGTAGTAGAGCCGTCCGTCGTGCATCGAGGAGACGATCCACTCCTTGTGGACCAGCTTCTTCCAGACGTTCTCGATCTTGTCGGTCTGCGCCTTGTGGTTGATGTTGTAGTTCGTCGCCGTCGACTTCATCAGCTGGTCGTCGAGCGGGTGGTACAGGGCGTTGTTGAAGATCTCGCAGCCGTAGGGCGAGGTGGTGCCCGGCGTCGCCGTGGTCTCCTCGAAGCCCATCACGTTGACGGCCTCGGACTGGCTGGCCACCTGAGCCGGCGCCATGTAGTAGCCGGTAGAGTGGCCGTCGACGCCCATGCACAGGATGGTCAGGGTGTCCGCGGACTGCGGGTTCTGCCAGAGCTTCACGGTGGCGGGGATGTAGAGGTTGCCGGAGGTGAGCGTCTTGTAGCCACCACCCCGGCTGGCGGAGAAGTCGGTGTAGGAGCCCTGCTGGTTCGAGGTCCACCGGATCTTCGCAGGGTCCACGTAGTCCTTGACAATGACCATCCGGTCGGCGGCCACCAGCCCCTGCCCACCGCGCGGCGGGTCGGAGTAGTTGAACCGGGGCTGCGCCTTGGGCAGCACCGCGGTCTCGTCACCCGCGTCCGCCATCTGCGGCGTCATCCGCAGCCAGGAGTTCGAGGTGTACTCGGCGCCGGGGGCAATCGGCCGCGTGCCGATCCGCACGGCGGTGACCGGCACCGGCTCCTGGTCCGACCAGGTGAAGGCGAACAGGTTCCACTGGACGGCGCCCTGGTCGATGGCGGCCGCGAACACGGCGGAAGGGATGATCGCCACGAGCTGGTCGGCGGCGGCCTCCGGGTCGAGCGTCGCGGTTCCCGAAGGCTCGGCCGCCGCGTTGGGAGTCTCCCACCGCCACGCCGGCCAGCCGCGCTGGGTCCTCACCACCGTCACCATCGAGGCCGCGGTGTCACCGACCTCGTTGGAGAAGGTGTAGAAGAACCCGAAGTTGTAGGTGTTCGTCGCAGGCGTCGAGTGGATCAGGGTGTTCGTCGTCTTCGTCGCAGCAGCCGGGGCCGGGCTCCCGGCGAAGGTCTTCTCCGTCGACGTCGAGGAGTTGGCGGTCCCGGCCCAGTCGTACTTGAGCGTGGTCGTGTCGGTGGTGCCGCCGTCGAAGTAGCCGAGCTCGGTCGAGCCCTTCTCGAACAGCACGGAGTCGACGTAGTGGTACTCGTCGCGGTTGACGCTCTGGACGTAGATGGCCAGGGCGGCGGACGTGGCACCCGCCGGCGCCGTGGCCGTGGCCATGCAGCGGTTCCAGGCGGAGGAGCTGTCGTTCTCCCCGGTGCCCGCCGTCTGCGAGATGACACCGCCGGAGGCGTTGTACCAGGTGATGTTCACGATGCAGTTGCGAGCCGTCGCGGATGAACGGAAGTAGGCGGAGGCGACGTACGCCGTCCCGGCCACCACCGGCATGAAGGTGGAGCCGAACAGCTGCAGCGTCTTCGCCGGGTGGTACACCGAGGCCGAGTTGTTCGGCGTGCCGGTCCAGAAGTAGCCCGCACCGGAGTCGCCGGAGAACTGGTTGGTCACCTCGGTCGACTTGTTGATCATCACGTTCTTGATGTCCCAGGTCTTCACCCCGGACGTCGAGGTCGTGGCGATGATGTAGATCCGGCCGGTCACCGCTCCGGTGGGCACGGTGTTGGACAGGAAGAGGTGCCGGGCGACCGACTCGGACTTGGTGCTGATGTACTCCGAGCCGATCATCGTGCCCGCGGAGTTGTACCAGCGGAAGCCGACTCCGATGCCGTCGATGCCGGAGTAGGCGGTCAGGTCGAAGGTGGCCTCGTACTTCTGGCCCACCTTCACTGGGAAGGTGGAGGGAGTGACCCGGGTGTACCGGCCCGGGGTGGAGCTCGAGGTGGTGGTGGCCCGCAGCGACGAGCCGGAGACGGCGATACCGGAGACCCCGGAGGAGATGACCCACCCGGCGAGGCCGCTGGTCGGCAGGTTCATCAGCGGGTTGACGCACAGGTTGGTGCGCTCGGGCAGCGTCTCCAGGCGCAGCGAGTAGGTGCCCCGCTCCGCTACCGTGCTCGAGCGGGAGCCGTGGGTGATCGAGTCGTCCCAGTTCCAGCCGGTGATGTCCTCCATGTTGGCGTGGGGGGCGAGGTTGGTGCGGGTGCTGGTCGGCAGCAGGCCGTTGATCCACGCCTGCGTCGGGTGCACCACGGTGAGCTTGTCGGCCACCGCCCACTCCGGGCGCTCGATGGCGTTGAGCCGCTTCGCGATCTTCGAGGTACCGACGTGGAACAGCCGCATCATCTCGCCGGCGTCCGAGAGCGCGAAGATCTTGTTGTCGATCTGCAGGTACTTCACGTACGTGGTGGTGGCCTTGAAGTTGATGCCGCCCGCAGCGTTCGGCTCGCCCTGCGGGATGGAGAACCCGGCGGCAGTCAGCGAGATGACGACCTGGCCGGACGCGGTGTTCGCCAGTACCCGGAAGCCGACGGTCTCGTCGACCTCCCGCACCGCGAAGAGGTAGGCCTTGGTGCCGTCGTTGAGGAAGAACGGCTCGTGCGTCCCGACGATCGGCCGGCTCAGCGCGGTGTCCGGCAGCGCGGTGTAGCTGAGGTAGCGCATCCCCGGTCGCACCCGCACCGACTTGTCACGGTTGACCATGACGTTCTCCATGATTCGCAGGGAGGTCGAATCAGAGAGGCCGGGCGGGTACGCCGTGGACCAGCCGTTGAACTCGCGAAGGTAGGCGCGAGACAGCGGCCGGTCGATCGGTGCCGGGATCTTCGCCTTCGGGGGCACGGGCTACCTCCGTCGCTCGTCCGAGTGCGGGTGCTGGTGGTAGAAGCCCTGGTCGACGAGCCCCGCCTGGATGGGGACGAAGAACTCGTTCTGGTACGGGGAGTCGGTGAACCGGTCGTCGCGCTCGATGACCTGGTACATCAGGTCCTTGTACTGCGCCTCGAGCGTCTGCACCCGCGGCTGCATCACCGGGTCGGTCTGCGCGTAGTAGAACGAGGCGCGCACGGTGATCACGTCGGGGTAGGAGAAGTCGATCGGCTGGTCCCGGATCGCCGGGTCCACCGTGGTGATCGGGTCGTTCGGGTCCTCGGGCCGTGCAGGCAGCCGGAACATCACCGGCTCCCGCATCACCGGGACCTCGATGTTCAGCCCAGCCTCGGAAGGGTAGAGCGGACGGGAGAAGGTGATGGTGTTCCGGGTGACCGCGCACCACAGCCCGGCCCGCCGGCCGACGTACTTGCTCAGCGCGTCACGCGGCAGCACGTAGGCCCACCGGGCGACGTTGCCGTCGGCGTCGACCAGGCGTACGGCGTCGTCACCGGTGACACGCGGGCGCAGGTCGGCAGGCAGCCACACCTCGGTGTCACCCTCGACGGCCACTCCGGCGGACTCGGTGGAGGTGTAGTAGGACCACTCGTGCTCGAGCGCGTTCGATCGCAGCGCGCGGTTCAGCTGGCGGGTGATCGCGTAGTACCTGTCGTACTCCGGGATGTAGCTGAGGTCCAGCCCGGTGAGGTTGCCGAGCACCTCCTTCACCCCTTCGTCGAGGGTGAAAACCAGCTCGGGGTTGAGACTCGCGGTCATCCTGCCCAGCTCCTCAGCGTCGCGCCCTCAGGCTTCTTGGCCGGGATCTCGGAGACACCGGCGCTGACCACGTCGTTGTTGAGGTGGCCCTCGATGTCGGCCGCGCCCTCCCAGTTCCGGATGGAGGCCTTGACGCCAGGGTTCTTCCAGGCCATGCCCGAGGTCGTCGAGGCCTTGGTGGCGAAGGAGGCCATCTGGTTGCGGGCCCCGCCCCGCTTCTTCTTCGTCTTGCCGGAGGCGACCATCTCGTTGGCCGAGCTGTACTGGTTCGCCTGCTCCCCGTACAGGTTGGAGATCTGGGTCAGCGTCTCGGCCCGGTTGCCGTAGTAGTCGGTCCAGAGCTGGTTGCGGTCGGCGTTCGCCTGCACCTGGTTGTTCACCCGGGCGGTCCGGGTGTCCACCGTCAGGTCGGTGAGCGAGGAGTTCACCGAACGGAGCGTGTCGTAGAAGGCACGGTTCGTCTCGTGCTGGTTGGCGTTCCAGTTCCGCAGGCTCATCCCCTGGGTGCGCAGCAGGTCGGACTCGCCGGCGCCCTGCAGCGTCGCCTCGCTCAGCGCGTTCGCCCGCTCGCGGCCGCGGTTGGACAGGTTGGCGTACGTCTGGTCGGCAGCGTCCTTGGCGTTGTCCTTCGCGGTGCCGCGCAGGCTGCCGACCCGCTCGCGGTAGTCCTTGCGCAGCAGCGTGTCGGCCTGGCGGGACACCACGTTGACGTTGCGCAGCTGGGTGTCCAGCGCACGGCGCAGCCCACGCGGACCGAGCGCCACCCGCATCGCGTTGATCTGCCGCTGCAGGGTGCGCGCGTCCTCGAGGAATCGGTTGGCCGCATCCCGCTTCGCCTTGTTCTCGCGTGCGGTGGCGCGACGCTCGGCGCCGGAGATGCCGCTGCTGCTCCCGCCTCCACCTCCGCCGCCGGAGCTGCCGCCACTGGAGCGGCTGGTGGAGCCACCTCCGCCGCCCCCTCCACCGCCACTGCTGCGGGGTGGGGTGCCACTGGTCGAAGGAGGCTTCGGCGTGGTGTAGATCGTGTCCGGCCTAGCCATTGGGGGTCCCCTCTCCGAGGCCCAGGAGATCGCGGTACTCCTCTGGCGAACGGTACTTGATCCCGGCCTGCTCGCCGAGGTCCACTCCGAACCGCTGGGCGTTGTTGGTGCGGATGTCGGCGTAGCTCTTGAAGGCCATGAACTCGTCGGGTGACAGGTCGGACTCGATCCTGCCGAGCAGGTCGGCAGTCTTCTGCGAGGTGTCCTCGGCGGAGAGCTTGGCGAACGCCTCCTGGAAGTAGGTGTTCACGTCCACCGGAGCACCCGTTTCGGAGTACTTCCCTGGGGCGAACCCGAGCTGCGGGTTCTCCTTCTCCAGGATGCCGCCCAGCCGGCCGACCTCACCACGCCGCTCGTGCGCAGCGGTGCGGGGCATGTTGGCCAGCAGCTGCACTCCCTCGGCCAGCTTCTGCTCCATCGCCTGGGTGGAGGTGGCCAGCCCGTACTTGAGCGTGGTCGCCTCGAGCTCGCCCGACGTCAGGTCGGAGGAGCGCACCGCGTCCGGCGAGGTGGACTGCAGCAGCGGCAGGTTCTTCAGGTCCTTGGCGGTGATCGCGGCGCGCAGGCCGAGGAAGTCGTCGAGGTCGCCCGCGGTGTCCTTGTAGTTGATCTGCTTCAGCACGGCCAGCGTCTCGGGCGCGTAGGTCTCCGAGGTCCGGTCCTCGGACCCGAACATCTTCTCGGCGGTGCGGTCGTAGACCTTGCGCTGGTCGGGGTTCGGCTCGTACGTCTCGGCGTTCTCCAGGTCCTTGCGCACGGCGCGGACCAGCATCGTGTTGAAGTCGATGGCCGCCCGCTGCGTGGGGGTGAGCTTGTTGTACTCCTCCCACGTCATCCGCTGGACCTTGCCGTGCTTCTCCTTGTTGGTGCCCAGCACGTCGGCACGCTCGCCACGCTGGGCGGTGTCGTAGACCTTGCGCGCCTTGGCGATCTGGTCCTCGATGTCGGGTGCGCCCTGGTCGACCTTGCCCTTGCGCTGGCCCGGCACCGCCGCGGCCTCCGCCGGCGTCGTCTGGTGGAACGGGGTGACGACCCGTGCCTCGGGCTCGGTGTAGGAGGAGTAGTTCGGCGTCTGCGGTCGGGACGTCCCGGCCTGCAGCACCGACTGCGCCTGCCGGAAGGCTGAGGTGGTCGGCGTGGACGGCGGTCGCCACTGGGTGAGCGCCGTCCACGACCGACCACCGCTGCTAGATGATGCACGAGCACCGGCTCGAGCGCCAGCCCGGCCCCCCACGATCGCGACGTTGGCGATCGGGGAGCCACCTCCATCCTCACGCATCGGGATCCTCCTCAGGTTCCTTGAGACTGTGCATCCAGTCGACGGTCTCGGTGTCCGAGTCGTCGACCATCTTCCGCGCGCCCTCCGCCTCCTGCGTGACGTTGGCCGCGGACTGGAAGCCGAGGTAGCCACCGAGCAGCACCAGCACCTGCCAGATCATGTCCCAGTCCCAGTCGAGACCGACGAGCTGGAGGATCGTCAGCACCACCACGGTCAGCGAGTAGGCCAGCAGCACGTACTGCCGCGCCTTCGGCGGGATCGCCTGCAGCGCACCGGTGATGACGCCCAGCGGGTTCACGGCTACACCGGGGTGTGCGTGGTGGCTCCGGTGCTGCAGAGCTTCCAGACGCTGGCGGGGAGACCGTCGGCGGCGATCACGAGGATGCCGGTGGTCTCGTTGAAGACCTGCTTCCCCTTGTACTTGCCGGTGGTGTTGATGGCGTTGCCGACCGCAGCGAGTGCGGCGGTCGTCGACACCGTCACCAGGGCGGCGCCGACTGCGTCCTTCACAGCGGCGGTCTCCTGGGCCAGGTTGGCGGTGGTGACATCGGTCATGGTGATGCTCCTTCTCTTGGGTCGAGCCTAGGTCTTGATGATGAAGTTCACACCGAGATACGGGATGCCGTTGACGGAGGAGGAGGCGGTGTTGCCGCTCGCAGCACCGGTGTCGCCGCCGTGGGCGTGACCGTTGTAGTCGCCGTACTTCGTCATGTTGATGGAGCCGGTCGCACCACCGATGAAGCCAGTGCCCGCCTGTCCGGAGATGGTGTGGGTGTGGGAGTTCAGGCCGTGGGCGTGGACCGGGGTGCGCGCGGACTCGGCGGAGGCGTCACCCGCCCCGACTGCCGCGAACGTGCCCGCACCGATGGGGAACCGGCCCCGCAGGTCGGGGGTGTTCGCGCCGATCAGCGCGATCAACGCGGTGTTCCCCGCCGGGATCGCAGAACCGTTGCAGAGCAGCCACCCGGTCGGTGCGGTCGCGGTCGGCCACATCATCATCGACCCGACCGGGGCCTGCGGCTCGGCAGCCGGGGCAGGCATGTAGGAGGTGACGATGACGACGCCTGCGCCGCCCGCACCACCGGCGAACGCACCCGACGCGGCGCGGGAGTAGCCGCCACCTCCGCCGCCGCCGTACGCCTGTCCGTTGACACCGACGCTACCGGCGGCGCTGGTGCCCGGACGACACGCGCCGCCGAGGAACGACGCCCCACCGTTGATGGCCTGCACGGTGGGGGACGTACCGCCACCGTTGGCGATCACCGCGCCGTTGGGCCCGTCACCGCCCGCGACCGTGAAGTCGCCGCCCGATGCGCCGCCGCCCGCGCCACCAGCAGAGCGAGCCAGACCGACGTTGCCGGTGGCTCCACCGCCGCCGCCACCGTTGGCGATCTGGGTCTTGAACGACGAGGCGACTCCTGCCCCACCTCCGGCGTCCGTTGCGGGTCCACCGGTTCCACCTGTGCCTACCGTGACCGTCTCGGTTGCGGACAGGTCGGAGGCCAGCCATATCTTCTTGTTGTACCCGCCACCGCCACCGCTTGATCCGGCGTCGGCGGTGGACGCGGTCGAGTTCGACACACCGGAACCGCCGCCGCCGCCGCCCTGACACTCGACCTCGGCGTAGACGAGCCCGGCTGGCTTGACGTACGACCCGGACGCGGTGAAGACCTGCCGGACCGGGACGAGTGCTGTGGTGCCACCACCACTGCCGCCGGGAATGGTGACGGTGGCGTTCCCGAGCCCGTCATTGGTGGCAGTGACCCCCGCCCCGACGAAGTTGAGGCCGAGGGCATTGGTGACGACCGGGACACCTTCCTCGTAGACCTCGGGACCGCCGCCGAAGGACACCCACGCACCGCCGGAGTAGATGTAGGCCAGCCCGGTGTCCGTCTCGTAGATCAACAGGTCGTTGGCAGGGAACGCGGGCCGGGTGGTACTGGTGCAGATGATCGGGTGCCCGGCGCGATCCCACGTACCGCCATCCCATACTGCGATGACCTTGTTGTCGTCGTCGTAGTACAGGTGCCCGACCCCGGTCGGGAGTGGGTAGCCGAAGGCACCCCCCGCGTCGAGTTGGGCCAGCAGCCGCCACTCCTGTGCGTCCGTGCCGACCGTGGTGATCGTCCGGAGCAGGGTGTAGGTCTTGTCCCTGTTCGCACCGCCATCGAGGCAGCGGACCTGAGTGCCCTCGGTCAGTTCGGCGGCGGTGTCAGCGTCGGTGGCCCGGGTCCACGCACCAGCCGCCACCACGTAGACGCCGTTCTGGGAACTTGTCGTCTGGTTCTTCACCAGACACCGGTTCCCCGCGACCAGCGCCACCCCGTCCACGGTCTGGGCGGCGGACAGGGTGATGTTGGTGTTGGTGGCCGCGTTCACCGGAGGCAGGAACTTCCCGTCCCGGTCCACGTACTGCTTGGTCGCCGCCCAGTCGTCGTTCACCGGGGTGGGGAACCCGTAGAACGTCTTGCCGTTGGCATTGATGCTGGTACCCATCAGGATGTCCGCCGAGCCCGGAGGGTCGGAGTCGATCTTCGCGGTCCGGACCTCGGGAGTGAAAAGCCCGACGAGGAAGTTCCTCACGCGGTCACCACCGCACGGTAGGCAGCCGCAGCGGGAGCCACCGCGAACCGCAGCGTGACCTGCGTGGTCGAGGTGCGCTCGACATCGCACTCGATGGTGTCCCAGGGAGTGGAGTTCCGGTACACCTCGACCGTCACGTCGCGGGTGCTCAGGCCGTGGGTGAGGACCACAGCCGTCGAGCCGCCCACGTCGGCCGCGTACTTGTTGACGGTGCCGCCGCCCGCCGGCGCCGCCCACGTCCCGTCCGCACGCAGGAAGCTCGAGGTGCCACCACCCGAGGCCGGAACTCCACCCTGAACACCCGAGGTGAAGGTGCTGAGGTTGATCGTCCGGTTCGCGCTCAGGTCGGCGGATGCGCCGCCGCCGATGGTCAGTCCGGGTCCGGTGGTGATGACACGAGAGGTCGGCACCAGATCGGTGTGACCGTGGTCGGAGCGAGCCGCGCTGTCCACAGAACCAGAACCCGCGAAGACGACACCCACGGTGTCGGCCGCCACGGAGACGCCGGTCCCGGCACCGACGGCGAAGGTGTTGCCGGTCAGGGTCAGGCCGTTGCCGCCGATGTACTCGCCGGCGCCGGAGTTCTGGGTCCAGGTGATCGCGGTGGTGTTCAGGGTGCCACCCTGATTGGAGGTGCACACCCACCCGGTGGCGGCCTGGGTGCCCTGCTCCACGAAGGTGGAAGCACCCGGCACCTCGTTCCACGAGTCCATGTCGGTGGCTCGGGTCCAAGCTCCGGCGGCCACCACGAAGATGCCGTTCTCGGCGGGTGCGGTCTGGTTCTTCACCAGCACCCGGTCACCGGCGATCAGCGCGATCGTGTCCACGGTCTGAGGAGCAGAGCGGGTGAGGTTGGCAGTGGTGGCCGCCTTCACCGAACCCTTCGGGTCGAGACCCTGCGCGACGATGTCCACGTAGCCCTTGTTGGCCGCATCGTCGATGGCGTTCGGGGAGAGCAGCCCAGTGATGTTGAAGCCGTTCATGCTCACGTTCGCGGTCGGCAGACCCACCTGGTCGAGCCGGGGCATGGCCGGAGTGCCATGGACGTGGTCGGAGCGGGACACCGTGGACGCGGCGCCGTTGTTCGAGGCCGCACCGAACGAGGTCTGCGCGGTCACCGCACCGAGCGCCGAGCCCTTGGCCGACTGCCACGCGGTGCCGTCGTACCACTTGAGGGTCTTGTCGGTGTCGTCGAAGTAGAACAGGCCCTCCACCGGAGAACCCGGAGCCGACGCCAGGTTCTGGACGACGGCGTTCTGGATCTCGTTCTTCGCCAGGTCGATCGCGGTGAGGAACTGTCGGGCCATGGGAACTCCTAGGAGAGGTACGCCTTGCCGCTGAAGGCGGCGGAGAAGGTGATGGTGACGGTGTCGGCGTCCGTGTAGACCACGTCACCTTCTGCTGCTCGTCCCGTCGAGTCCACGACGGCGACGTTGGGGAGGAAGGACAGGCCGTGGTCGATCGTCCACACCGCGGCGGCCGTCCCCTGGACATGGGTGTAGGCCCCCGCCCCACCGGCGCCGTCGGCTCCCTTGGGTCCGCGGATGTTCAGGTGCGGCGACGTCTTCTTCAGGTCGGCGTGCGTCGCGTCGACCACGGCTGCGATCGCGTAGACCGCCCCGGGCTCGAAGCCGTTGGCCGTGGTGACGAGGTCGCCCACCCGGGGCGGGCCGCCGTCGGGGAAGGAGACCACCTGGTTCGCCAGTGTCCCGCTCACCAGCCAGGCGTTGGTGCTGCCCCAGCGGGTTCCGGCCACACCGGGCGCGCCGTCCTCGCCCTTCGGGCCCGGCCCCTCGAACGTGGGCAGCCCGAGCTCGAGCACCTGGAACGGGTAGTCGCCGGTGATCCGGGCGGTGGCCGGCTCGCCCGGCGGCAGCACGGTGACGGTCCCGGCCTCGAGCACCAGCCCGGACAGGTGGTTCACCACGACCGCGACGGTGTAGTTGTCCTGGATCTTCGCAGTCAGGGAGTACGCCGGGTTGAAGATGTCGTAGACCTCTTCGACGTAGCCGGGGTGCGGGTTGGCCACGACCTCGATGAAGCCCTTGGTGACCGAGTTCGAGTAGTTCTCGTTCGTCCTGATCGAGACGTCGAACTCGTAGCTCCCGGCCGGGAGGTCGAGGTCGACGGCCTGCAGGTCGAAGCGGGCGTGCCCGTTCTCGTAGTCGACGATCTCCGCCACCTGGTAGATGGCGAGCTCGGTCTTGCGCAGGTGCACCGGGTAGGAGGCGGCCATCGTGATGGAGCAGCCGTCGATGTTGATCCGGTGCTCGTCGGCGGTCTCGAAGTAGATCGCCAGCGAGAAGGCGTGCCGCTGCTCCACGCGGATCTGGATGCGCGTGGGGGAGTTGGACAGGTCGGCGTTCAGCAGCCGGTCGTCCAGCGTCTGTCGCGGCATGTCCCACCTCCCTGTGGTTCAGACGTACGTCGGGGCGGACGGAGCAGACCGTCCGCCCCGACGCTCACGTCCGGCTACTTCTCCTCGGGTGGCGGACCACCGGGCGGAGGACCGCCCTCGGGTGCACCACCGCCGCCGGGAGGCGGACCAGCCTTCTCCTTGGGCGGACCGGCCTTCTCGCCCGGGGGGCCACCCTCGGGGCCTTCGCCGCCCTCACCACCGCCGGCGCCCTTGAGCGCGTCGATCGCGACACCGGCCAGGTCCTGGATCTGCTGGAGCAGCTCGATGAGCTTGTCCATCGTGAATCCTTTCTGTCAGGGCAGCGGGTGGGGGAACAGGACCCCACCCGCTGCGCGAGACTACTGGCCGCTCGAGTCGACGGTGTCGTCGCCTGCGAGGAGCGGGTTGCGGTGGGCCACGTCGCCGGTCTCCTGAACGGTGAGACCTGCGTCGAGCTTGGAGGTGGACTCGTACGGAGCGGTGAACCACTCGGGACGGGACTTGAGAGTCGTCGCACCGGACAGCGGGTAGGTGACGGGGTACACGCTGAGCTGCGCGCGGGCCGCCGCGACCTTGGCCGCCACGTTGGTGAACGAGTCGGACACGACCTGCATGTTGGTGACGGAGGCCGGGAGGAACAGCGGGACCACTCCCTCACTCAGCTGGTCGATGACCCAGCAGTCGTAACTGAAGTCCTGCACGTACTCGGTGCCCTTGAACCGGGTGCCGCCGTCCTGCTGGCGACGCTCGGAGAAGTGCTCGTAGGTCTGGATCGAGTTCTTGTACGCCGCGAGCGCGACCACCTGGCGCAGGGTGCGCGAGCCGGTCGAGGTGTTGGCGATCGGGTCGACGACCAGGTTGGTGTCGGTGAAGACCTTGGGGAGGAACTCCGGGTGGATCTTCACCATCTTCCACGAGCCCTTGAGGGTGCCGAGGTAGCCCGCGGCGTTGGCGCCCGAGATGTCGCCGTCCTTCAGGAGCTTGAAGGCCGACTCGGTGCCGGCGCCCTTGTCGATGAGCGTGTTGATGTAGACGAGCTCGAGGGCGCTGGTGACGAGCAGGAACCGCTCGTTGTTGCCGAAGTTGCTGTCGAACCAGTTGTCGCTGAACAGCAGCGTCAGCGCGTCGAGGGTCTTGAGCGGGTTCGCGTCGTCGAGGTACATGCCCTTGATGGTCGCGAACGACGGCTGGATCTGGTTGTCGTAGTCCTCGCCGGGCTCCGCGATCCACTTGTAGTCCGCGGCGTTGCCGGTGTTCGAGATCTTGGCAGCCGTGGCCTCCTGCGGACCGGGCGTGTCAGCCGCGGTACGGGGCACCATCTTGCCCGTCATGTGGCCCATCATCGCGGCCAGCAGGCAGTACTTGTCGTGGTCGCGGAGGACCGTGGTCTGCATCTTGCGACCGGTGTACTCCTGGACGATGTTCTTGATCGGCGAGTAGCGGAGCTGCTCGTCGAACACCGTGAACCCGAAGGCACGGTGGCGGCTCATGGAGTAGGTGCGCCACTCGATGGGCGGCACGCCGTTCTTCCACTCGCCGGTGAACTCGGAGCCGGAGTAGTGCTCGGAGCCGATGCGGCCGACCTCGGCGTCGACGATGTAGTCGTCGACCCGGATGTCGGGGACCCTGATGGACCGGGCGTTCGGGTTCGGCTTGATCTCCGAACCGGTGAACATGCCGGCCACCGGGGAGGTGATGCGCAGGTAGGTGGCCAGAGCGACCTGGTAGTCGGTCAGGCTGTCCTTCTGGACTGGTGCGACCATGTCGCCCCTCCTCGTGTAGTTGGCCTGAGATCAGGCGCTGGCAGGGTAAACGCTAGGCCGTTCGGGCGATACTTCACCCGGTGCGGCTGTAACTGCCTCGGGAGTAGGCGAACCATTCGTGGATGCGGGCTGCACCACACCTAGCTTTTCGAGTAGTACCTGCTGGTTCTCGGCCATCATCCGCATCTGCTCCTGCAGTTGCTGGATTGCTGCGCTGTTCATGTCGAGCTCGAGCTCGTTGGCCTCGCTGAATCCGGAGATCCGGGACTCGATCTCCGCGATGCGCGCCTCGCGTGCGTCGACCTGCTCGACGTCGCCGGACTTCCAGAGCAGCCCGATGTCCTTGGCGCTGGCCGAGCCGGAGAGCTCGATCTGCTTGCCGATGATGTACTGCATGGCCTTGGCCGCCTGCATCAGCATCGACTGGTCCTGGGTGGCCGCCATCGCGGGCATCGCCTGGGACAGCGGGATGAACATCTGGTTCAGGATCCGCAGCTGCTTCTCGTCCTCGAGCTCGACCAGCGAGCCGGGCACGCAGCGCACGAAGTACTCGGTCGCCATGTCCTCGAAGTCGATCTCGATGCTGCCGTCGTCCTTGATCTCCTCGGTGGGGAACCCGGCACCCAGGAGCTTGATCCTGGCCTCGGCGGTGGGCACCACACCCTTCACCATCCTCAGCTCCTGGAAGAAGATCGTCAGGGCGTAGGAGCAGTAGTGGCTGAAGAACGCCTCGATCGCCTTCTGGTAGTTGTTCGTGGTGATGTCGACCATCGCCTGCTGGGCCTCGACGCCCTGCGGGGTGGCTT